GCTCAGAACCGCGCTTGGCGATCTGATACGAAAGCTCAGACTTGCGTCCGGCCTTGTCAACGACCTCATCGGTGTCCGAGATAACGACCTCTTTGCGGCTGATCTGCGTCCGATTACCAACACGGGTCGGGGGCGTCACAGCGGCAAAGGCGACATCGTCGCCTTCAATCTGGGCGTTGCCTGTATCTGCAGCTGCCAGGGTGTCAATCTGCCAGTCGAACAAAGTCGCTGAACAGGTGTCACGCGGGGCATTAGAGATGAACGGGGTTTCTTCCGGGCTGATGTTATAGATCACATCGGCCAGGTCTTCACGAATACCAACCGCGTCATAGGTGGTATGTGTATTTGCTACAATAGCCATTGGCCATTTCTCCTACAAAAGGTGTTCAATCGCAGCAGCCCCATCACGGAGGCTACCAGTTTCCGACAATTTCTGTCTGGAACGCTTTGCTGCGCTGGCCTTTCTAGTAGGTGAAGAATTCGCGGCACCCGGCTTCATCGTCCTGGATTTCCCCTTGCGCTTTTTCTGCACACGGGCGGACCCTTGGTCGTAAAGCCACGCCTTGCGTAGGATGCCGACCACATCGGCGTTGTCCACACTGGCGACCATATCCTCAGACAACCCTTGATCGATTGCCCATTGGCGAATGGCGGCGTTTTCCTGATTGGCGCGCTTGGCGTCTGCCCATTCAGGTATAACATCGGAAAGTCGCGCCTGCTCTGCAGCAAGGTGACGCTGGAAGGCGTCCTGCTGCTCTGCTTGCGCCTCACTATTAAGCCGCTGCTGCTCCACCAAGATGGCATCGCGGCGAGCTTCAAGCTCGGCTCTTCCGGCTTCCCAATCCTTCTTCAACTGAGCGGTGCTCTGGGGGTTCTGCTGATACAGAGTATCCCAATCAGGCTCCTGCTCCAGGCCAGCCTGGATCTGGGCATTCAGGACCGGGAGCATCTGCGCATACTGTGCGCGCTCCTGATGTACCTGCTGTGTTGCTTCTTCCAGGCTCTTGCGTTCTTCAGACAACTGCATTGTCTTTCGGGTGTAGTCCTCGTTGCGGCTGTACCCTTTCATAAGCTCTGTGAGCGTGACCTCGACATCCTCGCCACCAACCTTTACCAGGTAGGTATCTTCGTCGGGTTGCTCTTCGTCTTCGTCAGGGTCTTGGCCATCATCCAAGTCCTCTTCGGCGTCTTCCTCTGCAGAGAGATCGACCTCTTCGTCGATTGCCTCATCCTCCAGATTATCCACCACTGGTGCCGCATCTTCTGCGGCTGCTGTCACATCCTCTTCAGGTGCGACCGGTTGATCATTATCAGGCACGGTGCCGTCTGCGCGGTCGAGCACTGACATGATCTGGGCTTGTGCCTCGTGTAATCCGATCCCTTGCGGGTTGTCGGCATCAGGCATATTCTATCTCCCTTGTTTCTCGCGACGATCCTGGATGTCTTTTGAGACAAGGCCGTTTTCCATAACGGCGCGGATCTTCACTTCAACCAAATCTATCGCCCTTCTTTGGCGATACAGGAATTCTCTCTTTCCTATTTCCCACCACTTAGTATTCTTCCAGACATCATACAGATCTGACTGGACCTGATCAACGGCACCGCGATAGACCTCGTCTTTGAGGATCTGCTCGGCGCGAATTCCGTTCTTAATATTCTCTGTATGGTCTACTATAAGCCCCTCCCGGCCAGAGAACCAATGATCTGCGCGTCTGCACTATCCTGCGACCGCTGACGTTCAATATCTGCTTTTATTTGTGCTACGTCAACCTCGCCCTGATGCTTGGCCCTGATCTCAGCCGCCTTGAGCGCAATCTCAGCATCCAGCTTATCACGCTCAAGATCATCCTTTCTGAGCATTTCCTCACGGTCCAGGGCCAACCTGGCGGCGTCATTCTGGATCTCAGCTTGGGCCTTCATCGCCTCAGCCTCGGCAATGATAAGGTTGGGATCCGGTGCAGGCGGCTGCTGTTGTGGCGGTTGCCAGTTGGCCGGGTCGGTGAAGAACTTGCCGGGGTTACGGAACCCCATCATCTCCGCCATAGACGCGAGCGTGTTGCGGTACTGCGCCAATCCGGATACAGGGTTATCCGGCCCCATAGACCCAATAATGCTCTCCTGCTTCTGAGCAATCATACTAAGGAACTGCATTTTAGTATCCAGATCACCCGTCCCCAGGCCCACATTAACTGTAACGTCCATGGTGGCATCCCAGGCGCGGGGATCCACATCCTGCCACTCGTTACGCAGGCGCACTGTCCTGGGGGCGTCCTGGTGCATGATGACCAGTTTCAAAATGCCTGTGAAAAGAGGGCCAATGCCACACTCAGCGAAAATGCGCGCAATCAACTCTACACGCTCGTGGGCCGCTGTAATTGTTGCGGCAACGCCGGCCTTGGTGGTTGACTGCAGGGCATCTGGATCAAGCCCCACAGCAGCCCTGGTTATGCCAGTTCGGTTCTCCCGCAGGTCATCCATGTACTGCAGCGCAGTGAATGCATGCTGACCAACAAATGGTGTCTCAAGCGCCTGAACCGCGCCAGGGTTACGCTGACGGATAATAGCACCGATTTCCGTGTTCAACACATCGTCCAGATTAACCTGCCCTTCGACCACGGTCATACGCGGCGTCGTGGACAGTGCTAAACTATCAAGCATGTTTCGCATGATCATTGACTTGATGCGCTGGATATCGTCCACGACATCAGCAACACCGTTGCCCAGCCAGGTATGCGGCTCAGGATCCGGACATAAATCCACAAACGGATGGAAGGGGATTTCCTCATTGGCGACAATATCGCAGGAGCCACCGATCATGCAGATCTTGCGCAACTCAGCAACGCCGTCGCCATTATAGTCAACGTACATATACGCCTCGACGTAGCTGACCAGTTTCATGGCGTCGTCTTTGGCGTCGTAGAACGGCTCTTGATTATCTAATCGGCGGGCCTCGCGCTCTTGTGAGGTTTCCAGCTTGTCAGATCCGGCATGCTCAAGAACCTCATCATAGTCATAGCCCATCTCAACAAGCTCGGAGACAGTCGCCTGCCGCCGATGCCCTACCATGGGTGCTGTGCGTACATCCGTGGCACGAGGTGAGACGATAAACTCTTCTGGGGGGACCGAGGCCAATTTAACGCGACCGTTTGACCGTGTTCGGGTCACAGTCAGGGCGTAGACATTCTGCCCGAATTCATCGACGGACTGACTGTCTATGGAGAACTCGACCTCTGGATCCGCCGACAGAACCGCCAGATCATCGTCCCCCAAGCCGGTCAGATCCCAGGTGCTGACATCGAGGTCGTCTTCCCACCAGTATTTGATAATGCCCGTCTTTAGAAGCAGTGCGTCCTTGAATGCTTCATAGGCCAACTTGAAGCCATTGTTGTCATTCTGGAAGATGTAGTTGATGTACTCTGTCGCCTGCTTGGCGTGGGCCTCATCCTCTGGCCCGTTGGGTGTAAACTCTACAACGCTCTCGCCGCCAAAGAAGATCCGCATAAGCGGGGGCATGATGGCGTGGATGGTGTCGCGGATGTCGGTAGAAACAACTTGGCTTCGCCCCGCCTCCTCATTCCCGAAGGGACGCCCGTGATAATAATCGATCAGCGCAGCCCGCTCAGAAGACAGCCAGCCCTCTTGCCAAGTGATGGCATCGTCAACCTCTGATTTAACAATCCCTTTTAGATCATCTTCCGTCATTTTCTCTGGGACGGGGATGTCAGAAAGATCTTCCAGTTCTTGCTCGATATCATTCTTATACATAGGTCTTGCCTTCTTCCACAAAATGTGGCATTGCCACGGTCTGGGTATTTGAACTCTAGCTTGTGGCCCAGATTACACTAAAACACTAAAGAGGAGAACTATCATGCCTTGGGTACAATGGAAGCCTGGAATAGAGGTTTGGGAAGGAAAGAAAACTAAGGAGGAGCAGATGGAATTCTACCGCCGCTTCTCTAATGTCGGCGGATGCGGCTTCCCCTCCACTAACCATCGCTCTGCCCTTCGCTCAAAAGAGCAGGAGACAGAACAGCAGCACCAACAGCAGGAAGAACCGCGCCGCTCTTGAGGGCCTTCTTCAGGCCGTCTATCCCCTTATCAGCTAGGATGGACAGGGCTTCTTGTACGTCATCGCGCACAAGGAGCCCCCTTCCCTGAGCGAATTCCCTATTCCGCTTTAGGTTGGCCGCAGCCTTTTCTCGAAGAGATGGCTCTATGCTCTCGGCAAAGTTAGGAAGAGCTTCCATGTCGGATATAAATTTATCTGTGGCCTGACCGCTGCCAGGACCAGAAGCCCAAAGATCCTGGTAATCAATATATCCGGTTTCCGCCTTAACCCTCTCGATTTTAACCGCTGTACCGGCGGCGTCACGGACATCATCAAGAAGCCCAGTCTTTTTCATCTCGACGCCCAGTGACTTACCTGTTCTGTCTTTGCCTATAGTACTGTACGGATCGTTGATAAGGTTGACGCCGCCAGATCCAGTGTCCACGGCAAAGAAGCCGTTCCTATCAGCGACATCCGACAAGGCGGCCATCTGCTCGGGAGTGGCATTGTCGGGGAGATTAATGGCAAGGCTACTCCTCTGCCCAGCCGGGGCTCCATCTATAACCTTATGCCAAGCACCGGCATTCTGGGTGTCAACAAACGCTCTGGCACTCTCACCCGCGTTGAGCATGGCCCTGCCCTCGGGCAGCAGCTCATTATTCTTCATCTGAACAAGAGGCCGCCCAACCTCACCGGGGTTTATCTCAAGAACACCTCCAGCTGGCGTGTAAGCACCTACATTCGGCACAGTTTTCTCCGTCAAGAGCCCCCCGCTTGAATAGATCGAATCCTGCCCTTTATCATTAAGCCAAGGAGCGAGGCCACCGAACTCAAGACGGTCTTCGTAATCCATGCCAGCCAGCCCCTCCATGTGACCTGTACCAACACCCGGTGTTTGCTCGTAAGTTGCAAAAGCCTGATATTTTGCAGCATTGTCGCCATAATGCTTGGCTGCATCCGAAGGGTCTAACGCCCCCATCTTGATCTGCTTACCCGTCCATGCTGCCGCCTGTGTGTTCAGCGCATCCCAATCATCGAAACCGCCCACTTTGTTTTTGTTAAGATAATCGGCAACAAACTGAGCCTGCTTGTCCATGAAGTCATGTTGCTGTGGACTGAATGCGCCGTCCCATGGAGACCCATCGGGCTTAGAAAATCCCCACGCCCGACCATCCCAAATATCATGCACAGGATGAACAGCTATATCGGGGTTCCAATCCACGCTAAGATTGGCCGCAAATGGCTCCCTCTTGGGACCGAGGTTGGGGTTGTCGCCCTTCAAAATTCTCTCGATCAAGGGGCTTTGAGTGCCGGGGAAGCGCCCCGTAGCGACATCATCGCCAGCCGCCCTTTGATTTATCCCCTTAATTGAGAACCCCAGATTACTGTCTACCCCAGTTCCTTGCGATGTGACACCCAGCACATCAGCAACCTGCTGATTGCCGCCAGGACGGAGCGGGGCAACATCATTAATAAAGCGGCTGCTGTCTCTATACCACTCGCGCCCCTTAATCCCCTCGACCACACTGTCGATGTAATCCTGCCGCAAAGCATCCAGTTTCTCTGGCGTGTCAACCCCTGCAGGCGCACCAACATACTGGCCTGTTGTGCCAACACGCTCACGGGCGGCGGCCCTAACACCCATGCCCTCTCTGTCCGTTCTGCGCTTAATGTCGGAGGTATCCGCCCGCTTCTTTGCCCCAACGCCCCTCGGCATTTGCCCTTGAGGCTTCACGACATTCTTTGCTGACGGCCCAGGTGCTAAAATGCCTAAAGCGCCCAACCCCATTATGCCCGCACCCAAGCCCATGTCTTTTGCATCCGACCAAGAAAAATCCTGAGTGACTGACTGACCAGGTCGCGCCTGGCTAATCATATTCGCACCCATCTCAATAGCGTCTACATCACCCGCAGGCGTCCAGTCAGCTAGGCCCGCCACCTTATCCGCAAACCGATGAGAACTACGGGTATCCCCTCCCATAAGGCCAACAGCCCGACTTATGGTCTCAACAACCCCAGGATCATATTCTCTTAAAGTAGCCCTCGTGCGCTCTTCTGGCAGATAATCAGTAACACTCGGCAGGTCCAGCATATTGACCGGCGCAGAGCGATCTGCCTGGAATGGCTCCCAGATGTTATTATTGTTCTGTCTCTTCTTGCGGACTCTTCGCGCCATGGTGGCCTCTGCCGTTAAGTGTCTAAATATCCCTCAGCCGCTCTGAT